TAAACCCTATGAACACAAGAATCCTAACTGCCCCCAATGGCTCGCTGATGCGCGCCGCGCACATCGTCTCGGTATCCCCGCTGTTTGAATCGGACGTGCTTGGCACAGATGCCTTCGCAGTTTATACCGTGGGCAGCGAGGAGCCCTTTGTGTTCTGCGCCCCCGACCAGGGCGGGGGGCCAAAGAGTGCTGAACGGCGAAAGAGAGAAACCGCCGAGCTGCACCAGCAGTTCATTAACCAATGGATTGTGTCCCTGGACAACACAACATATCTAAAAAACTAAGCAAGGTCCCATGAACCCTGAATCTCTGAAACCTCTCCCCCTTGGTCTGCCCTCGGCTTTTGTATGGGCCGAACCTGGAAAGCCAACACCCACTCTCGTGCTCGCGGAAATCCTTCGAATGGCCGCGGAACCAAGGTGCATAAACCCGACGGAGAAACTTATTTTTGATGGCCAAGGTCGAGTGGCGAACCGAAGGCGTTACTGATATGTTCTCTCTTGCAACAATCCAGCGTCTAAATAACGCCGTCGAATTGCGAAAAGCGAAACGTCGGGCGCGCGCACTGAATGCGAAGAATAAAAAGAGCCCAGTCCTTAAGTTGACAAGGGGCCCTTGAGCGAGATATGTTCAGGTGTTAGAAATGTTCTTTGAAAAATTTGCGGGGAGAATGAGATTCAAGCCAGTCTCATAAGCTGGCCTCCGTCGGTGCGACTCCGACCCACCGCAACCAATCTGGGGTTGTTCCTTTGTGGCCAACCCGCTGTGTAACAACTCAGCCGCCAGGGCCGCGATAGGGTCCACCAATTTCTCCGAGTGTCTTACCGAATGGTGGGAATCTGCCGCAGAGCTATGCGGGCCCACCATAGAGGGAATGGAAGCACACCGCCTCAAAAGGCGTTAGTCCGGGTTCGAGTCCCGGGGAGAGGAACAGACCCGAGCAGGTCATATAAAAGGCTCGATGTCGAGACGGGGTTTCGCGAAGTTGCAGTTCTCCTGCACCCGAAAGGACGCATGGCCCCGCACCAGCTCGACTATTGTGCGAGGGACTAGGATGGTCCCCGCCACATTTTTTGTGACCTGACGCAACAACTCTTCCTGGACCCGAAGCCGTTCAAATCGGCGGGGGAACAGCCCTTTTCATGGACAACGAGTTCAGTAAGGCCCTGGTGCCAACCGAATGCATCTCTTACCCTCGGTCGGGCCATCATGCGCTGGTGGACCTACTGCGTGCCTACTTTGGCGAGGGATTCGTTTACGGCGAGATTTACCGGGAGCCAACCGCAGTTCTGGGCAGCCTCTTTCCCCCGGTGAACTACCAGAAAAATCACGACTTCGACCTGCTGACCCCCGTGGACGCCGCGCGCAACTATCTCGTGCAGGTCCGCAACCCGCTCGAGTCCATCGAGAGCTGGGAGACCTTTGACCGGCGCGTGGGCCACACCCCAGACACCGCCGAGGCCCGGCTCGATTTCTGGAACGCCTTCGTGAAGAAGTGGGTCTTCGGGGAGGTCCCGAACCGACTGGTGGTCTGGTATGAGGACCTTGTGGGCGCCCCCGTGGAGACCTGCACCGCGGTGATTCAGTTCTTGACCCGCACCCAGAACGTCGACATGGACCTTCTCGCGAGGTCCCTGGCCCTCCGTCCCCTGGCTCGCCGCCGCCCGCACGTTCCCCGCCGCTACCTGAAGGCCTGATTTTCCCAGGTTGACATTCGCCGACCCGTGGGACTTCTTGAGGCAGTTATGCCAAAAGAACAGACCGCGTTTGACCCCCGCTCCTTCCAGGACGAGGAAAAATACCGTGCCAAGGAGATGGGCGCTGGCGCATCCAGCAACCCTTCCGGCCCCGACCCATCCACCAAGGCCCCTGGCAAGTTCAACGTGGATTACGACACTGCGAAGCAGGGCTTCGTGACTAATACCAAGGTTTAAGCCCGTCCCATGAGCCGTGCAATCGTGGTCTGCGGGGCGTCTGGTTTTGTTGGGCGCGCCTTCATTGAGTTCCTCGTCAAGCGGGGGCACAAGAACATTCGCGCTATTGCCCGGACTGTGGAAAGCGGGTTGAATCACGAACGCTGCCCGAAGCGGCCCGAGGTTAATTGGCAGGCGGGCGACTTGCGAGACCCAGCGGTTGCGCTCGAGGTTTGCAGGGACGCCGAAATGGTATTCAACCTCGCGGCCCAGGTCGGCGGCATCGGCTATATCGGAAAGCACGACGTTGACTGCCTGCTATCCTCCCTCATCAACACGAATCTCCTGCGCGCGTGCGAGGTGAACAAGGTGGGCCGATACTTTTTTGCGTCGTCTTCTTGCGTCTATCCCGACGGGGGAGCCATGCGCGAGAGCAACGCTCTCCCGGCTAATCCAGGGACCGGATATGGCTGGGAAAAAATTTTCAGTGAGCAGATGTGCCTCGCCTTCGACAAGGAGCGGCGCGTCCCATGCAGTATCGCACGGTTCCACACGCTCTACGGTCCCGGAGACATAAGGCCGGGCGGACGCGAGCACGTCATCGAGGCTCTCTGCAAAAAAGTCATCGCTGCCAAGCTGAGCGGCATTCACGAGATTTCTATTTGGGGGACGGGGGAGCAAACCCGAAGCTTCCTTTACGTCGACGACTGCGTGGAAGGGATGTATAAACTGGCCTGCTCGGGCGTCACAGGCCCCGTCAATCTGAGCAGCTCCGAGTCCGCCTCCGTGAATCAACTGGTGGACATTTTGGAGGACATCTCCTGCGTGAAGCTAGAACGGTTTTATAATAAGTCCGCCCCCTCAGGTGTCATCCATAAGATGACCGAAAACACGGCGCTTCGCGCCGCTTTAGCCTGGGAGCCGATGACTCCTCTGCGGACGGGTCTAGAGAGAACCTACAACGACATTTGGTCTCGTGCCGTATGCAAGCCCAGCAACTGAACCCCCACACGTTGGTGAGTTGCCACGGGTATTATGGAGATTCCGCGCAGATTCGTCAGATGCTTCGTTATCAAGAACACCACCAATGTCCTTTGATAATTGTGTCTCCTGTGGACTCCAAGATTGAGCGAGTGGGGCCACACATTTGTCGCTTCGCCGGGAAGAAACAATATATCGGCCAGCTCTCGCTGGACCGACAGTTCGCCCAGCTCCGGGTGCTGCTGGAGTATCCGTTCGAGTTTTTCCTCGCCAACGATTCCGACTCGCTCTGCATCGCACCGAAGATTCCCGAGTATCTCTACCAGGACTCACACAATTTCTGGTCCAACGAGGTGAGCGACTTGATGCATCAGCGCAAGCCCGGCTACAAGTGGCCACGCCTCGCGTTTCAGCCTCCATACTTTTTCTCCCGGTCCATCCTTGAGCGATTGGTGAAAACTGAGGGCACCTTCGAGACTGACATGCAGACTCCATTCATTGATTGGCTGATGATGGCAGTCTGCATGGCTGGCGACATCCCGCACAAAAACTACCGCGACGGAATTAGCTGCCCGACCTCGGACAATCACAGCCGTCGGCACATGTGCAACCATATCATCCAGCGCGGAGCGGTGATGCTGCACTCTGTAAAGACCGCGACTGCTTTGCAGGATATAGTTTCCGCCCGGCACCAGTTCAACCGCGTCCGCGGGAACGGGATTAAGCTGTGACATGGGCTCCATCGCCGCGGAAACCAAACTCCTGATTGACCAAGTGGCTGAACTCCTTCACAAGGAGCAGCCCATCGAGGCCGCGCGCCTGCTTATCAAGAACGCGGGCCGCACCGACAAGGTTGACACCAAGACGGAGGCCTACGCCGCCCTCACGCCTCTTCTCCACTACTGTCTGAACAACGGGGGCATGGTCGAGGCCGCGCAGTTGCTGTGGAGCCCCACGCTTTTCACGCCCAAGCCGGAATCCACCCAGCGCGTGTGGAGGTCCTTCGACACCGATGACTTCATACTGCTAATGGGGGCTGCCTCCATGTCGAAGTCGTATTCGATGGGCGTTCGCCTAATGCTCGAGTGGATTCGCGACCCGCAGTTCACTACGGTCCAGGTCATTGGCCCCTCTGAGAATCACCTTGAAGACAACCTTTTCTCACACCTCGTTGAACTCCACCGAAGCTCCACCATCCCGCTGCCCGGGGTGGTCGGGAAACTTTTCATCGGCGTCGACCCCAGAAAGCGCCGCGGCGCAATTCGGGGAGTTGTGGTTCCACTGGGAAAGAAGTCCGCAGGACGAATCCAAGGAACAAAGCGATTCAACCGCACCAAGCCTCACCCCATTTTCGGAACTCTTAGCCGGATGTTCGTGTTCCTTGATGAAATGGTGAACATCCCCAAGGGGATTTGGAAGGACATCGACAACGTGCTGGCCAACGCCCAGGGTGACCACGGGCTGAAGGTCATAGGCGCGTTCAACCCGACCGACCCGCAGGACGAGGTGGGCCGACGGTGCGAGCCGAAGGGCGGATGGGCGGGCTTCGACGCGGACCGCGACTTCGACTGGACATCAACCCGAAATTGGCGTGTGGTTCGACTCGATGCGAAATACTCCGAGAACGTCCAGGAGGGAAGAAAGGTTTTTGAGGGGCTGCAAACTAAGGAGGGGTTCAAACTTATTATCAGCAACTCGGGTGGCTCGGACTCCCCCGGATACTGGACAATGGCGCGTGGCTGCTTCCCTCCGACGGGAGTAACGATGGCGATTATCCCCGGAGGGATGCTCAACAAGTTCAAGGCCGAATTCATCTGGCTCGAGACCCCGGAGGAAGCTGCCGGAATTGACATGGCGCTTCAGGGAAAGGACTGCGCCTATTTTGCCAAGGGCAAGTTCGGCGTGGCCTCGGGGATAAAGCTCCCACCCACGCTCGAGGCTCCCAACGGCATCACTGTCTTCTTCAAGAATCGTTCGGGGAACAACACACCGCGGTGGGCCCTCCAGCTCGAGGCGATTTTCAAGTTGCCGAAGGGCGATACGCAGCAGATGGCGGAGACGGTGGTGAAACTCTGTAAGCAGCTTTTCGTAAAGCCCGGTTGGGTCTGCATGGACCGCACGGGGAATGGGCAGGGCGTCTTCGATATCGTGAAATACATCTGGTCCTCCGAGGTCCAGGGAGTGAACTATTCCGAGAAGGCCTCCGACCGAAAAATCATGGTCGAGGACACGAAGACCCCCGAGGAACTTTACGACCGAGTGCAGACGGAGCTGTGGTTCCTGATGCGGAAGATGATTGAGTTTGATTACGCGAAGGCGCTTCCGTCGATGGACCTGACGGAACTCATTCCGCAGCTTTCCACGCGCTGGTTTCGTGCGACAGGAAAAATCTCCAAGGTGGAGACTAAGGAAGACTACCGGCTGCGGAATCAAGCGCTGTCCCCCGACGAGGCAGACGCGGTGTCGTTGCTTTTCCTGGGGGCGAGGAACGCAGCGCAGGTCACCTTCGGGATGACGCCAGAGAACACTTCAGCAGACGGCTACGACGAGGACGACACGTCCGACAGTTATCGCGTGGACATCACAAACAGATTCGAGTCCCTCCCGGACGACAATTACTGATATGCCCCTCACGATGAATCCTAATCTTTGGCCGGATGGCGGATGGCATTTTAAAGACGCCGAGGGCACAAAACACAAAGCCAGCAGCTTCCCCGCTCTGGTGAAGCTCGTAATCGAATACCGTCAGCGGCGCGCGCAGGATGTTGGAAATCCTACGCTAGAGATTTTGACGCAGCTATGTGGAAGAAACCCAGGCTTTTGTAAGAACACCAGCGGGCCCAGTCCGATTCCCGATAGCCCAGACGGAAATCTCATGGCCAAAATTTTGTCTTTCATGGGCTGGCTTATTCAGGAAAAGCGCCTTGGGCACATCCGACTGATTGACCGCAACGTCGCGCTCGCGCGCGCGAACATCTGCGCGCGGTGCCCGCGCCAGCGAAGTCTTCCGACAAGCTGCGGGAGCTGCAAGGCCAGCGTCGCCACCAGCCGCCGGGGCATCCTCGACGGGCAGGACCCGGTCCACGCGGGCATTTCGGTGTGTGGCGCCCTCAACGAGGACGTTTGCACCGTGGTCCACCTCGCGGTTCCTCAGCGTCAGGATGCGAGTTTGCCGGCGGAATGTTGGAGGCGCTCATGTTAGAAGCAACGCGCACCTGTCCAACTTGTGGAGAACTTTTCGTGGTGTCAAAGCGCGGAAAGAATCGACACATCTTCTGCTCCAAATACTGTCGGGACAAACACCCGGACAGCAAAAAGAAAAAGGCGGAGGACATAAAAAATTGGAAGGCCCGCAACCCTGAAAAGGTAAGAGCCGGCGGGCTCAAACACCAGGAGAAGCAGTTGTTGAAGAGATACGGGCTGAGCATTGAGGACAAGGAGAAACTGTTGGCGTCGCAAGACGGCAAGTGTGCGGTGTGCCGGGGCCCCTTTGACAAGATTTGCGTTGACCACAACCACAAAAATGGGGAGGTGCGGGGCCTGCTTTGTCGTTGTTGCAACTGGCTGCTCGGGAATTCCCGAGACAATCCAACGACCCTCAGGCGGGGGGCCGACTACCTGGAAAAAGATGGTCCTCCCTAACCCATTTCGAGCCGCAGCGGCGCTTTTCCGCGTGGCCCGCGCCTACTGGCGCTCTGACCCATTCCTCGCATCGGGCCGGCTCGTGGCCAAGCGGCGCAAAATCTGCAACGGTTGCTTTCACCGGGACCCGGGGAGTGACCAGTGCCGACTCTGCACCTGTTTTTT